TAATGGCCGCGAACCTCTGACCAGCTTGCACGACAAACCCTAAAAGTTGGTATAACGTACCACTTGGTTCCTTAAATGGTAAAATTTGAAACTGATCTTTAATGTTTCCGCCAGGTGCATCAACGTCTCTGAACTCACCAGGCTGAAATGGTTGGTCATCATCCCTGATTCTGATACCACGGCTCTTGAACCCTGCTGGTAAATTACTCAAAGTCCCCGCATCAAGTAACTGTCTTAACGCTTGTGTAGCTGTTCTAGATAATCCACCAATCATGTGAATTAATCCGAAGCCATAAAAACCTAAACCAGGCAAAAATTTGTAATGTACAAAATATTCTTTACGTTTTTTTGTTTCATCATCAATGTCATAGTTTCTGTATATAGATAAAATTTCACCTGAACCTTCATCTATAGTTACGATGTAAGGAATTTTTATATCTTTCTCAGGATTCTCTTGTACAAATTCATCTATGTTTAAATCAACGTGCATTTCTAAAATATTGAAACCATATTGTTTATCACCAGATGGTGTTACTCCCTCTAATTCTTGATATTTTTTTTCAATATCAGTCATTCCTGTTTGAACAGGTTTTAATTCTACGTCTCTATAAAAACCAGACTTCTGTTGCTTAATGATATCGTTCTCACTCATTCTAACTACGTGAGTAATTCTTTCACATTCTAGTAAATCTGTTGCGTAATATGGAACAACTAAGTCTTCAGCAGGTACAAATTTAGCAACAGCTCTTTGCATAATTTCATCAAAGTAAATTTTTTTAAATGCTGAACCTGCTAAAGGTAAATAGAAAAGCATTTGATCCATATCTGGAGTATACTCTTCCATTTTTTCTAATAACATGTAATTAAAAAATTCTTGAACTCTTGTTGCTTGATTTACTTTATCATCACTTTGTGCACCAACAACTTGTGCTCTTACTGGACCATCTGATGGAATTAATTCTTTATAAGCTTGTGCTTGAAATTGTGTTACAGCCTCTGCTAACAAGGGATGGGTAACAGAAGCTGAACCTTTAAAAGGTCTAGTCATCTCGGTATATTTAAAACCTAAAAGATCTAGACCTTTTGTATATCCAGTCTCCCAATCTTTTCTAGATACTTTATCTCTTTTATACTCTTGAACTAAAGAACTTGATATTCTTTGTAAAACTTCATCTGATAATTTTAAAGCGACGTTTTCATAAAACTCATCTATAATTTCTGCTCGGTCACGAATTTTTTCTAACTCAGGAGTTTCTTCCTCAAGTTCAATATTAACTTCTTCGCCCGGAGTTTCTACTTCCAAGTCCTCTTTAATTTTTTCAACTTCAGCCATTACATCATTTTTGTTGGTTTAACTCTAGCTAATCTTCCGCCTCTAGCTTTGATCATCTTACCTTTTTTTGCACCCATTCCAGGTCCAAAAGCATCAATACCAAAAGTTTGTCCTCTTATGTTTCCTCTAGGCATCAACGGATTACCACCTTTAATACCTCTTTTTTTTATTTCAGGAAGAACTTTTTGCTTCATCATTTTTGTAGCAAACATAGGTTCTGCTTCCATAGCACTTTTTTTAATAGCTGCGTTTTCAGCCATTTTACTTAAGCCCATTTTAGCGCCTGCACCTAGGATACCCAAAGCAAGAATTTTTTTCAGTCTTCGCTTAGTTTTTCTCTTCATATTTTCTCCTAATAGTATACGTATTTTCTATTTTTATATTTTGTTACCTCATCCTCGTCTGAGTAAGTTGAAACAAAATAACCTTGTCGGTATCTTAACATAGCTTGCGTGGTGCTATCAACATAATCATCATGTTCTCCATGAGGAAAAGCTGCACATTCTTCAATAACTTCTTGTGCAAATTTTTCATCCCTTGGATAGTAGACTTGTCCAGATTCAAAAATAGGAGCTACGGCGTTGACCCGTGAGTGTTTGTCTTTTCCACGTCCTGGTGTAAAATCTTGTACAGGTATACCCATTCTTCTAAATTCTTGAAGTAAAGGTTGTCCAGAAGCTTTGGCTTCTATAATTGTAGTTTCTGGTGTCCAATATTTATACTGATCTAATGCAACAGCTTTTAATTCTGGAAAATCAAATCTACCTCTAATTGCATCTATCAACATAATAGCATCAGGAGCTCCATCTTCAGGTTTAAATATTCCCCAAGTCGTTATCGCCGAATAGTCTGCAGTTTCTTTTTTTGAAAAGGCTGTATCGTAAGATTGAATAACGTGTTTTAAAATTGGCATGTCATATGGCCATGGTATCCACCAATCTCTTTTGATAATCGCTCCTTCTTCAGATGAAGGCTCTTGCATATATTGTGCTGACCAGTTTCTTACAGATAGAGAAGCTTTTACTTTTTCTAATTCTTCTATGTTCCAATATTCTGGCCATACAGGATTACCACTTGGTAATATTGCAGGGAATGAAATTTTTTGCCATTTGTCTGCTTTAGGTTCAGACTCTGATTTTATTAATCGTCCTGTTAAATCATCTTGTGCCCATCTCGTCATTACGAGTACAATTGAGCCTCCAGGCTGTAAACGTTGTCTAGGTCCTGATAGATACCAATCAAAAGTTCTTTCCATTGCAGAATCAGATAAAGAATCTTGTTCCGTGTGTGGGTCATCAATAATCAAAAGATCCGCCCCTCGTCCTGTGATAGAACCGCCTACCCCCGCTGCATAATATTCTCCACCCTGATTGGTCTCCCAACGTCCTTTTGCTTTTGAATCTTCCCGTAGTTTAACATCTCCGAAGATTTCTTTAAACTCCGGGCTATCAATTAAATTTCTTACTTTTGCACCAAATCTTGCTGAGAGCTCTGCGTTATGTGATACCTGCATCAATTTCATTTTAGGATTTTTTCCTATCATCCAAGCTGGGAAGTAAACAGATGCAAACTCAGATTTAGTATGTCTAGGAGGCATATTAACAATTAACCTGCCTTTTTTATTTTTTGCTATTTTAGTGAATTCATGTGCAATGTGTTGGTGGTGGCCCCATCTATTTGGGTCCTTATCTGTTCTACAAATAAATTCAGGCCAAACATTTTTTACAAAATATAAGAAGTTGTCCTGACATAATTTAATATGTTCTATCCAGGTTCTCTCTACCTTCAATCGTAATTGATCTGTGGTTAATAAATTTGTGTCAGACATGAGATTCTATATCCTATCGGGTCCCCATTTTGTTTTACACTACACTACATGTATTTGAGTTGCAAGATTTAGTCAAAGTCTTAGTAACATGTAAATCTTTTGTCAAAAAAAAATTTTGACAAAAAAGCAAAAAACAGAAGTTTTTTGAGACCCCTATCAAGTAGCGGGGGGCGTTAAGCCCCCCGCGTGTTTGATTATTTTTTCTTTTTAATTTTAAAGTGTTTATAGACTTGAGCGTCAATACGCTGGATATTAGCGTTGTCCTGTGCAAGTCTATATGTATCAAGTTTAAAGGGCTTGATACCTGTTAAAACCTTAACCCCTCTTTTAGAGGGGTTAAGTTCTGTAAGTTTATTCCTCTTCACGCTTTGCCTTTACTGTAATAGCGTCAACAGGCTTATTTTTAAATTTAGCGTATAAATCAGCGTGAGCATTTTTAAACGCTTTGCTATCAAAAATAACTTTTTTATTGTTGACAACCTCAAGCCACGTCTTGACGCCCTTCCAACTGAACGACTTCGCAAGCGGTTTAGTAAAGATTTTTTTGTCGTCCTTAATCTTTACGCAACCCAGATTAATTAAAATCTGTTCTTGTAATAAGTCCGTTCGTTCTTTTAAGTCTTTACTAGCTTGCTTATGTTCTGCAAGTTTAAAGACCATCTCGTTAGTAGTCATTTTGCTTAATGACTTAATCAACTTATGTTTGTTATTCATTTTAACCTCCTTGTTTGTGTTTTATGAATATTAAACATGAGTTTAATATAATGGGATTTAATAAGATATCAAGGTATTAAACTGACCATTTTGGGTTTTCGCTGTATAACCCTGTTATGTTGCTGTTTTGTTTGTTGATAAACCCATTTTGAACAGCTATTAAAATGATCTTGTTAACATGTGAATAAGAAAAATAATAGCTATAGTCATGATCGGTCTATAGATCACGAATAAAATTAATCTCACTAAAAACTTATCCCACAAAATCGGACTCCTGTTTTTTAGCTAGTCCTTTTGCTCTCAAGCCAATGATCACGCCCCTCTGTTTCTCTTTAAACCGTAAATCATGTTTATCCCCATCAACGACTTTACGCCCCTTAAATTTTTTTGGCAGCTTATCCTTAAACACATATGCAACGTTTACGCCCCTGCTTAATGCGGTCATACATTCAGTGCTATTTTCTCCGCTGTGTGAATACACAACATAATAGTTTTTAACACCATGATCTAAATAATTTAATACTTTTGTATAATCATAAAACTGGACACCAGGATTGAGCTCCATTAAATTTTGACCGTTAAGCTTGTAACGATGCCATGGGAGATCAGAAGTCCCATTCAATCGCACTGCAAATTTAAAACCAGCTTGATCCGCCCGCTTGCTTAGCTGCTTAATTTCCTGATCAAGATCTTTTAGAAACTGTAGACGATCCTTCCAAAATGCATTTGTTTTATTGATCCGCGCAGCCTGAACCGAATTCATTTGACCCCGTCCAGATGTATTTAAGCAAGCTGCTGCACAGGCTTTAGATGCATTTGGACAAACATTCTTACCGCTAAGCTTATAGGGCGCCAGGTGAAGGATGGCCGTTTTATAGCCGAATCGTTCACCCTTCGCCATCTTAGTTTGACTGTAATAATTAAGCAGGGGCATCGGTTACCGGCTCCCATTTGTTGTTTCTTTTTACTTTCATAATGTCCCTGGCGTATATGCTGCCGGATTCATTGAATAGGCCAATTTCTTTACCATTCGAAAATATTAAAACAATATTTTTTAGGCCTTTGCCTTGTTTTGGTGATTCTAATAGCTCACCTGATATTGGAGTGCCTAGCTGCTTTGTAATAATCTTGTCACCCTTAACTAGATCTTTGTATTTCATTTTTTTCCTTCCTTGTTTGTTTGTTATGATCCAGTAAGACGCCGATTCTGCAGCCTCGAACGCTTTACACTTACTGGACCAGGTTTTTTATGGTCAAGCCAGTGAGTTTCGCCTCTCACTGGTTTATGGCTTGACCCCAGGTCCTACTCTCTGTCGCGCGCTCCGTAGTAGGACCAGGGCTCAAGGGCGATTCCTCGCCCTTGACCACGCGGGGCATCACATCAGGATGCTACTCACCGCTTTTGCAGGGCCTTTGATCGAATCTAAAAGATTGAGTGCTGGCGCTACAGTGTCTCTATAACATGGGATATAATAGGCTGTCAAGTCTTTTTTTACAGCTTAGCAGCTAAAGCTTAGGATCCGGCCCGCCAGGGCCGGAGCTCAATAATTAATTATTTTAAAAAATGCATATAGGCATTTGCCTCGCGCAGCTAGACCCGGGCTCCACGCACATAGCAACGTTTAGAAATCGCATAGCAACGTTTAAAAATCGCATAGCGATTTTTAGAAATGTTGCATAGTGATTTTTAGGATTTTGATTTATTTTCCCATAGCATTCGATCAAAAAGTAAAAGAAGCGTGGCACTTGAAACCTCGCCCTCTGCCAAAAGTTCCACGCGCCTCGTTTCACGCACCTTGTAAAGTTTTAAGAGACCTTGCGAGAGGGTCTCTTGCAAGATAAAAGACTTGCCACCATGTATTTGGTGGTCAATATGCCAGTTAATTTGATATTTTGAGAGACCTAAATTCTTGACTTCATTTGACTTCAATTCGACCCAAATAGACTTACCTTCACAGATATAATAAACATCAGGAATTCCATTGATTGTATTGCTTTCTATACGAAAAATTTGACCTATTAACTTGAGTTTTCTTATCTTTGCCCACAATAAACTCTCTCTTTTTTTCATGAGAGAATATTAGTCAAGTTTTTAGATAAATCAATAGGCGACAGTCAAGTCGCCTATGATATTGATTGCGTCATCAATTTTGTTGTGATTTCGGTAATGCCTTAATTTTGTTATTCCAAGTCAAGCCAACATTATTAAGAACATCATCAAGAGATTTCTTTAAATCTTCTGAAACATTTGCTTCCATTACTTGGTCTCTGCAAGTCTCTTTAAGGTTTTTTAAGTATCCTAATTTCTTACCTTGATTAGTCTCTTCAGCTTTTTTCTCTGCAAGTGCTTTTGCCCATTTTCTTATTTGGTTTAAACAAAACTCAACACTTATTCTAGAAAAGTCGTCATCATCTTTTGAGTACCACTCTTTATTTGCTCTGTAAGTTTTATTTTTTCTACTTGTGTTCTCAAAAAATGATCTTGCTTTTCGCCTTGCTATTTCTAGGTCTTTTTCTGCTTTTTCAAGATTGTCAATTATTTTCTCTGCACCTATTTTTTTAGCTAGAGTTTTTTCAACACTCTCGGTCATTTCTGATATTGTTGATTTTAACAATAACTCCTCTTGTTCAATTAGAGGATCAAGTTTTCTATTCAACTTATCTTTGAAATGATCTCTCTGATACATTTGCATACCTTTTGACATTTTTTTCCTTTCTATATTGTAGGTAAAATTTCTATTTTACCTTTTTTTATTACACAGAGAGAACCACCATTATTGCCCTCATCATCTGATTGAACAACGATGATTTCTCCCGTATCAAGTTTAAAAGAAACAGGTCTATTATCAAAACCATTTTCCTCCGCCTCTTGATTAGACATATATCGTACAGATATAATTTTTTTACCTTCAAGAACTTTTCTTGCTTTTTCGTTCCAATGGTTGTGTAAATCTTTACCAGCTACACTCATACTCAACCACCTGTTTATTTTTTAACGCCTTCTTACAAAACTCAAGAAACGTCTCATCTTGCTTTCTATACTCGTTCATACTTGTTTCTTGAAATTGTTGACCCCAAAAGAAGCCGTCATGTGCAAAATAAGAATAATAATCATCTTTAATTGCTTTTTCTAAGTCTTTAACAACTTCTTCGGTCATATATACAACTTCACCAGCATTAAAACCTAAATGAGACATATCCCAAGCGTTTTTGTTTCCATTTTTTAACATCTGTTTAAGTTTATGCTCGTTCTGTTTTTTCCATTGTTCGTTCATAAAGACTTGAAGTCTAGCGTGTTTTCGCCAGTAAAAGCCGTCTCTCTCAGGTTTACTGTCATCACTAAATATTTTATCAAAATTTATTTTTTGATTTTTTAATTTAGCGTATTGATCTAGTCCCATGTTTTTCCTTTCTTTGTTTATGCCACTTACTATCATAAGCAACTTTTTGACCTAAAAAATCTAAAGCACAAACATTTTTTTCACATCTGACGCAATAAATTTGTAATCCTTTTTTAGTGTATCCTACTTCTATATGAACCCACTCTCTTGGACTTACATTTTCAGGTCTTTTATTCAAACAGTTCTTACAATGTAAAAATATTTGAATATCGTTTTTCATTATTTTAGACATACATGGGATACTATAAGATATTAAAAAAAGGTCAAGAGAATTTTTTTATAATAAAGTGAATAACAAAAATTAGCCCAATAAATAAAATAGGGTGATTTATAACGAAAATTATTATAAGTGCGATAATGTAATCAAACATTGTGTCATTTAGTTTTAATATCCTTAATTTCAATGACGCAACCTTTTGGAATTATAGTTAAATTTCCTATTTCTGCAATATCTTTTTTATTATCTTCAAGTGCATAATCGCCGAAAATTCTATATATACCTTTACTCTTACTTAACAAATGCCCTTTTGTTATACACACAGCTAATTTAACATTTTTTGCTTCCTCAATACTTTGCCAACCACTCTCACTTGTAATATCATACCAATGAACTTCTACGAGTTTGTATTTCTTTTTAATTTTTTCTAATGTTAGTTTTTCTGGTTGCATAAAAAAATTCCATGGTAACTTTTAGTAATAGTGTTTTAAATTTACATAGTAACTTTTAGTAATACTGTTTTTATTTTGCATAGTAACGTTTAGTAATATTGTTTTTTGTTTTTACTCTAACCTTACCAACATTCATGTTAAGACCTGGATTATGAACCTCGTGAAATACAGTTATAAAACCAGGCCATCCTTCTTTAAGAAGTTTCTTTTGGCGTAATGTCAATGATGTTCTTGGCCTCTCCAATCTTCTTTTCGATTTCACCAAGACGTTTCTCAAGCTGCTCACGGCTCATACCCTCCAGTCCTACATGTTTAACTTCTGTTTGATTAACAAACATATTTGCCATTTGACCAGATCTATACTCAGCGTTTACGGCGACACCTATCTGACCTTTATTCTCTGCCTTATTAGATAAATACTCAAATCTTTTATATCTTTTTAATTTATCTTTTTCATAAATACTTTTTTCTTTTAATAATTTTGTTTCTAAGTATCTAACCACATGTGGATTTTTATCCGGGTTTGTTAGTCTTGAACCTATTTCATGAGCTCCATTCGGGCTTTTGGTTTCATAACCAGCTTGTCTTACTGCATCAGCTTTTGACATCTGACCCCAATTACTTACAAGAATATCAACAAAAGCCTTTTGCTTTGGTGTCAAGTCTGTAATTGTTTTTACTGCTTTAGATCTTCTGTTGCTCATTGTATTTTAATATACCAAAAATTCTTAATTTACTAATACCTCTACCTTACAAATTAATAAAACATTTAAATTATATGCAAAAAAAGGGGTCAAAAATATTTTCATTTTAATAAAATTCTTAAACTTTAAGAAATAAATACACTAAAAACCCTTTATTTATGCTATTTTTCTTAATTCTTAAAATGAATCTTGATTTAAAAAAAAATAATATTTTTTATTTGTAAGCTATAGGTATTACGAAAAAATTTGTTATACTGCATTGTTCGAACAATTTAGACGTCTTATCTTTGTTTGTGTATAAGGGGCTGGGAGACTGGCCCCTTATCTTTTTATACTTTACCTAAATCATGTAATTTTGTAATATTAATCATGCATTTGTTTGCATATTTTTTACCTCGTGGGTTAGTGAACACGGCGGGGAGTAGAAAACCTCGCCGTATTCCACCATGACTTTCTAAGATAAAATTATTTGATAAAAATTCTTAATATTTGAAGCGGGCGCATTAAATACTTGTTTTCGAGCGGACTCCACAAGTTTTCTTAAAATAACTCTAGATTCTAAATTTTTTTCTGTTTGCAATTTCTTATATAAAACATAATATTTCTGCCATTTAACCTGTTTATAGGTAAATGTTATTGTCATATTTTTTACCGCTTTTTTATAATTTTCTCTAACTAATTCTGGATCCCAACCAGCCCACCAACTTATTATTTCAAAATCATCTGATTTTAATAACCAGTTATGAGCTTCAAATTTGTTTACGGAAGACTTTCTGTCATTTAAACTAACACTCGCATCTTCTAGTGCATTAAGTATGACATGGCGCCAAAGTTTCTGTTCTGCATTTTGATGGTTACTGTTAACAAGATCACTTGCTAATTTAGTGCCCATAAGTCTTAATAAGCTTTGAGAGTAAATCAAGATAAGGAGCCTCCAAGTGTTTAATAATAGGACTTAGAGAGGCGACCTCGTAATTTTGTTGTACGTCTTCAATCAGCGACGTAAGCTGTGCGCCAGAAATTTTTTCTTCTACAATAACATTTTGTAAAGATTGAAACTCATCAACATAATTCATATTACAATTATACGCTTCAAACATTGGGCTTGTCACCCTTGATCACTTTAAAGTTTATAATCTCTGCTGATTTACTTTTAACGTTTTTAGAAGATTTATTGTTGTTTTTATAGATCTCATCTGCGTCAGCAAAAAATTTATATATACTCGTATCGTCATAACCGAACTCAACTCCACACATTGCTGAGTCAATCGTAACTAATACTTGATGGTATTGCGGGTAAGTTAATTTACGCGCTAAAAGTTTTAACGTGTCAGTTAAATTTTTTCTTAGTTTGCTTTTTGCTGCCATAATTATCTACATACAGTTTTTCAATTATTGTCATGTAATCTTCAGCCGTGACCCGTGGTCCGTGATATTTATGGCCTGATCCACTACAGAAGAGACACGTGCCAGTGTTCTCGGAGCTGCCTCGAACATAACCGTTGCCTTTGCAGTGTTTACAAATCTTAATAGACTTGGTTATCTTTTGATGCATAAATTATTTTCAGTTTAATTTCAAACTAAAAATAACACAAAAAAAAATTTTAATATCTATTATTTATTAACAAAATAAATTAAAGCTCCAAGACTCAGAGCTAAGGTAAGGGCTAAAATCATATCAATACAAAAAATACACACTATACTTCACTTATTTAAGCAAGGGTCATTGACCCTTACTCTTAAATTATTTATCTAAAAACTCTACTTTCTTCGCTTTATATTTAGGTACAAATCTTCCAAATGCTAATCCATTCCCTATGGATGGTACAAACTCAGAATCAACTTCAACACACGAGCTTAATTTACCAACTATCTTAGTGTATTCTTCAGATCCAAGATGACCACCTTCATCAACATCCACAATATTAAATTTATAAATCTTTAACTCATCCCTCTCTTTATCATGGCTATAAAGTTCTATGTAAACATTGTTGTCCGCTAAAGACATTTTATCTATTAATTTTTTTACTAAGTTTTTTAATAACATTATGCCACCTTTCTTCCATTCTTTTTTAACTCTACTTTTTTAACTTGACGGTTCCAAGGCTGCAGTTCTTTCTTCAATAACAATAAAAGTTCAATCGCCATAGTATCTACATGCTGCTTACTACCACCACTAATCTCGACTGTTATAGTTTGCTTCTTGATTCGTTTCATTTTGAAGTCCTTCACGCTACCTTCCTTTTCTTTAATCGATCCTTACTCCACTTTGCACGGGAGTAGTTTCTTTCAATTTTGACAAACTTAGAATGTTTTACTTCATGCAAATATTGTTTCAACATTTGAAGTGCGGTTGCCTTTATCATTTTATCAGTTTGATACTCTCTTTGAGCATGTGCAGACATTTCAAAATTTATAGTGACTTTATAATCAAAGTTTTTCTTAGACATTATTTATTCTCCCTTCCAGTTATTATTGTTGATATGAAGTTTCCTTTTTTATTGGTGTACTCCACATGATATTCTTTCTTATGATCAAGTTTAGATTGTAATTTTTTAAGAGACATTGCTTGCATCTCCTTTGTCTCTCCAACATCTTTACCAACTTCATTAGTAACGTTGTCTACTATATCCTTACTTAACTCTCTAACTTTGTATGTGTATCGCATCATTATTCTTTCCTACAGTTACCTTTGTTTATGTCATGTGATCCATCTTTCTCAAAAAACCAGACATAGGACCACTCTTCATGTCCGGGTGTACATTTTTTTCCTAACGTCATGGTGTATCCACAGCCCGTCAAAAGTAAAAATGTAAGCATCATTATTATTCTCATTGTTTACCTCCAGTTCTAAGTTTTAAAAATTCATTCTTGCAAAACTCTAGCATCTCTTCAAATTTAATCATGGGTTTTTTTATTTGAATAGCATTTCTTTTATCGCCATTAACCCAAAGTTCTAAAGTTCCTGTCACTTGATTTACTTCAACACAAAACTTCTCTTTACCTTTGTGATGAAAATTTATTCTCTCGATGTCTTGAGCTTGTATTGTCATTTTGTTTTACCATTTAACAGTTTCTTTTTAAAAGCATCTAATGACAATCCTTCTCTTTTGGCTTGGAATTTCAAATAGTCATTAAATATTTTACTAAACTGTGGACCTGGCCCTCTGTGTTTTGTTTTAGCTAATGCAACCAATAGTGTGTGGTCATCTTTATTTATTGCTAAACTCTTCCATTTGTTAATATCCATCGTTCCTCTCTTTCTTTTCTGTATTCTTTTTTATTTTTAGCAGTAGATCTCAACACATTGCTATACTCTTCAATATACTGAGATCCATTATTATATTTTTGAGTAATACGATTAATGGCGTGTATTCTTCTGTCTTTCCAATTCATCGATCCTCTTTTCTAATTTTACCATGTGGTCTCTAATCTCGATTGACATGTGTAAAGTTTTCTTACACAAATCTTTAGTGCTTTTTAAAACCTCACCGGTAGCATCAGTAACTTTAAGTATATTTTCGAATTGCTGTTCTATAACTTTGAAAGCATCATCATAGTTTGGTTTATTTGTGATCTTTACGGGTTCGCCGAAAAGTTCAATTGTTTTTTTTACTAGACTCATTTTATCTCCTTGTTTGCGTTTAGATTTAACTTCATCATAGAGTAATACAATGGCTAATGTTTTATTAGCAGGATAGTGGTATCTGCCATCTTTATCCTTTACATTACAATTCTCTATAGCTGAAATATAACTGTCGAAAGACATAGAGTCCTCTGTATCACAACCCTCATGATCCATTACTGGAATTGACGATAGTGTATCATCCATATTTTTTATGATAGAATGAAATAAAGGACTAGTGCTCTTAATCTTAATCAACATATTATATTATACAATATCATGGGATAGGTGGAGGGGTCAAATGAAAAATGAAATTTATACTTACAATAAGCATATGTTCTATGGTTTATCAGGATTGTTCACCTGTTGTTCAGCATCCCGTTATATTTGATTCGTGGGAGAGTTGTGTAAAAACAGCCATATTTGAGGTGACAAACATAATAAATATGTTAGATAAGGAAACTATGAATAATAATCAATTAGGCCCTGCATTTAAATGTATGGTTTTAGAGACAATTTAATGCCTTCACTTTTATCAACTTACATCATTATAGGCACTGTATGCTTTACAAATCCAGGAGATGTAGATGCATGTAGGCAAATCATCAAAAAAGGGCTTTTAAGCCCTGCAGACTGCTCTATGAGATGGCAGAGTAGTGTATACCGGATCCATGAAGAGATCAGAGAAAAAGGGCTATCTCTGACCCATGTAGAGGGGTATTGTATACCAGTAGACCCTAATATAGACACTTCCATAAAATTATCTTATAATACAATATGAAAGCATATAGGATCCAAGCCAGAGTGGGAGGAAAATATATGAACCACTTATTGGTGGCTGAGAACGACTCAGAGGCTCTAAAAGCTTTCACTAAAAAGGTAAGTGAGGGTAAGGTTGAAATACAAGATGAAGACTTTTACAACAAGAGCCACACTTATGTAACATATGAGGAGTTGAATGAGTCCAGAGAAAATACGTCTGTTAAACAAGCTGAACAATCTCAACGCTAAATGGTCTAATGACTATTTAAATAACAAAGGTTCAGTTGACGTAGAAATGGTGAAGACTGAAAGAGATATAAAATCTACAAGAAACGCCATCAAATACGAAGACGTGCAAGAAAATTTAAGAGCAACAGGTTAATTAGCTCTTATTATCGTTAAAACCATATTTTTCTTTAAGGGTTCCTATCGGCTTTATAAAATTATAGTGATTAATTATATTTATTAATTTTTTTCTTTTTACAACAGAGTATTTTAAAAGTAATTTTGCAACACCTAAAGCTTTTCTATGAGAGCACCTCCATCTCCATTGTGGTTTTTTTCCAAGGCCTTGATTTTTTTTATAATTGATTGTTCCAACTTTAACTATGTTGTAAAACCAATGTAAAGGCTCTATCTCAGTCATGGCTATTTCTAAATTGATATGCCATTTCATACAGCCTTTCTTGACTCTGTATTGTTTATAAACCACACAGCCTTCACCATCAAATAGACCAGCTGCGTATGCTATAAGATCATTTTGCGCCGCCCCATGATTTTCCTGTGCCATGGTCAACGACGAAGGGCACTTTAAATTCAATACAATCCTCCATAGTTTTTTTTATTAATTTTACGTCTTCATCATTCTTAACATTAAAACAAAGTTCATCATGTATTTGTAAAATAGGTAAGTGTCCAGCTTTATAGCAGTCCACCATTGCTTGTTTAGTTTGATCAGCAGAAGATCCTTGTATCAATCTGTTTAAGGCTTTATATGTTTTTGCCCTCTTAATATTATCTCTTCCATATTTGGCAACTGCATTATCAAATGTCTCAGGTAGATGTAAGCCAAAGTCTTTTGTTTCCCATTGATCAAATCTGCACTTGCGTCCTCTTTTAGTTCGTATTACACCTTTATCTTGAGCAGTTAACATACATTTTTCAGAAAGCAATTTTACAAATGGAACTTTTCTATTATATTTACTTATTAATATCTCCGCTTCATCTTTTGTTAAACCTAAACTGTTTGCAAGTTTATTCTTACCCATGCCATACATTAGACCTAAACCAATTGTTTTTGCCTGTGTACGCTCTATTCCAACAAGATCAGCCACTGTCTGATGAAAATCAGCAGATGCATTCTTATATGCATCAACTAATTCTTGAGACCCTTCATACCCCTCTCCAATTGACGCTGCATAATGTACCGTCATTCTAGGTTCTTGCTGTGAGTAATCAAAGCTTCCCCATTTTTGTCCCTCTTCAGGTATAAATAAAGATCTAATCTTAGGACCAAAATCTTTATTCCTTGCTGGTATTTGTTGTAAGTTAGGGTTACCCATCGATAACCTACCAGATACTGTGCCTCCCTGATCCGAACGTAATTGATTTATTTCTGCATGAATTCTTCCATTAACTTGATACCTCATAATCGAAGACAAAAACGTGCCATGAAACTTGTTTAATTCTCTTGCTTGTAATATAAGTTTTGAAATTTTATGTTTACTATTAACCAACCAATTGTGTGTAAATGAAGGTTCGCCAGTTTTCTGAGTACGTGGGTATTCTATCTTTAATCTATCAAAGGCGGTGGAGATCTGGCGTGCTGCCCAAATGTCAATGTCTAATCCTGATTCTTTTTTTATTGCCAACATTACTTCTTTTTCTTGGCGTATCATTTCTCGTTTTAATTTTTCAGCTGATTCCACTTGCACTCTCACACCTCGTTGTCTCATTTTTATAAGTATAGGTAAAAGCTCAGATTCTAATTCCCAAATTGTTGAGAGACTTTGTTGTTGTATCTCTTGTTTAAATCTTTGCCATAACATAAGCGTGAGCCGTGCATCTTGTTCAGCGTAAAATCCAACATGCTCTGCAGGTAACTTCCACATTTCTCTCTTTGCATCGATGCCATGTTCTTCAGCTGCTAACTTAAGATCTGTCTCTGCTTTTAACTCACCAAGATAATCTTTGGATAAACTATTTAAACTATATTGATATCTGTTTTCATCAATTAAAGCTGCAGCTATCATGGTATCTACAATAGGTCCGTGTACCGTGATTCCACTAGCCTCTAACCAACCAACATCGTACTGTGCATTATGAAAAATTTTAGTACAAGGTAAGGCACAGATATCTTTCATATATTTCTTAACTTGTTCAGGTATCATGTTACCGCCACCAAAGTGACCAAACGGATAATATCCTTGCCAGCCTGCTACAGCTACAGCCATCCCGATTATCTCTCCTTTGTTCAGTGCCCAACCAGCACCAAGACTTTCATTTATACCGTCGTCTTTAGTTTCTAAATCGATTGCTATTTCGGTCGCTCCAGATAGATCTTTAAACTCAGATGGTGATGACCAAATGTGTTTCTTAAAATTCATGGCTAATTGTAAACTCATATAAATAAATATGCGTACAGTAACATGAAGACAAAAATAAAAAATCCTAAATAAAGATATAACTCAAATTTATTTGGATCCATTTATCTCCTTTTCTGCCAACATTATTGCTTTACCAATTTCTTCAGCGATTTGTGGGACAATAGAGTTTCCCAATGCTTTAAGTCGGTGTACTCTGCCGGGTACCCCATGAGCCACTCGACC